ACATCATCCCATCGTGCGTGATCGTAGGCATCCTGAAGGGCTGAGGTGTCGAATCCATCGATATCCTTGAACTCATCCAAATATCTCTCGGCTGCATCCATAGACTTTGCCCTGAATCTCGCTTTCTTGGTGATCTCATCGATCTTCTCAGGGGTACGATCCTCATGTCTCTGAGCTGCGATTTCAAGCGGAGTGAGCTTCTTTTCGTATTTATCAGGATTGAGGATCTGATCCACCGCCTGATAGTTATTCCTGACGAAATACGGATCCTTTCCGTAATCATGGGCATCCACGATCTTATCCGCTTTCTCCCTTACCCAATCCTTGAATCCCTGAGGATAGTCCGTGATCTGCTTTCCCTTTGGGGTATAGGTCTCTCCCTTCAGGAATGCCTCATTGACCTTTGCCATCTCATCCTCCGACATCAGGATAGGGGTGCATACGCAGTAGCATTGGGGATGGAACCCGTCAAATTGGAAATCCTTCGGATAGTCACCTTGGAGCTTATCACAGATATCCTCGATCTTATGATTCTTCGATGGCTCGATATGCTGACCGAGGACGAAATCCATCCCCTGCCATCGTGAATGATCGGCTCTGCGATATGCCATATTGGTCTCCGTGCGGGTTAATCGCATGGCATTCTTGGCGGATGATTTATAGACTCCCTGACCCGTCTCATAGGATTTGCGGTCATAGTCGATGAATTTGTATTTCCCCGTTTTCTCATCCTTGACCCTTTTCTTCCACTTCAGCTTATAGACGGGCTCCTTACCGATCACCTCTCCCGTCTCAGGATCGATGATATCCTTCTCTCCAGCCTTATAGCGGAATCGCCTGAACATCAGATCGGGATCATTGAGATATTCCCTGACCTTGCGACTCATGGAGCTGGCAGAATCACCCTCTCCGATGGCAACGGTCATAGCCACCTCCATCTCATCCCTGAGCTGGCGGACTGACTTCCAAACCCTATCAGAGAGATTCATCCCCTTCTCTGATCGGTTCAGGAACGCATCACGGGCTGAATCATTGCGATTCATCCATCCATTGAACTCAGGGGATGATAGCACCTTCTTTCCATAAACCGAGTTCAGGAGCTTATCGATCTCGTTATTGGCGATATCCCATTCAACGGCAATACCCCGCCTGATAGCCAATGTTGCAGCCGAATGGAGCTGCCTCAGGGCTTCCTCCACCTTCTTCTGCATCTTCATTGACTCTCCATCGAATGAGAACATCACCCCCTCATCGAGGGATGGCATGGACTTATTCAGGGCGAGGATATTGTTCACGGTCTGAGCGAACATCAACCTCACCTTCTCGGCATAAGCCTCGGTTCTTTTGATGCGAACCTGAGGCGATGCCATGAATTCGGATGCATTAATCTTACTTTTCTTTGCCATAGACGGGATTTCCTGCGATTCTGACGGGATTTCTCATGAAAACCGATAAACTATTCATCCCCGTATGATTGAGCCCCCTCAGAGCCATCGGGATTACCGAAGATAGATTGCTGCTGCTTGATCTTTTCCTCGGATTCCTTCTTGATGCGCTCCGCCTCTCTGTGAGGATCCTTCACAAGGGGATTCATCTCGATACCCGTTTCTTCTGACATGATGCCAGCATCAACGGCACGGATCACATTGTTCAGATCATCAGCGATATCCTCTCCGAAAGGCTCTTGGAACTCATGCCCCACGATCAGCTTATCACATTCCCCCTTCAGATTGGCATCGAGCACATTGCCGATGATGGCTATAATCAGGGATGCGGTACGATCCAAAAGCTCATCATGGCTCTCCTTTCTCTTTGCCGCCTTGATATCCGCAAGCATCATGACGGTACGCAGAGCCTTGGCGGATAGCTGGGAGATGGATTTCAGGGTATCGGTGGTGATATTCGGGGTGAATGTCTTCTGAAGGATCTGAGTATGGAGCCATTCGATCTCATCCTTCTTCGACTGAGGCGCATTATCCCATGTGAGATACTTTGCAGCCTTATCTACACCATCCTTATCATTGGTGATGAGTAATTTTGCAGCCTCCTTCTTCTCAGGCATATTCTTGATGATATCCTGAGCCATGATAGCGATAGGATCTGCGAAATAGTCATTCGTATCGGCAGTACGGGATGCGATATTTTCCTCTCGGTTGATGAGGGCTTCCACACCATCCCATTCCTTTTCCTGACGGAAATAGATCACGGGGATCTTTCCCGCAAAGTTGATTTCCTCCACCACATCCCATCCGAGGGATTTCTTCGTACAATGGAAGATTGTCTGCTTTGTGAATACATCGAGATGATAGACGGCTCCCTCTCCATCATCCTTGGTATAGTAGCCCCATGCGAATGCGATCAGATTCTCATACTGATCGAATCGGGTATAGATCTCATCACCCTTCGATTTTGCGAGAACCCTGAGCTGGCAATTACGGGATCCATCATCATCCGTATAGCAACGGAAAAGCATAGCCGATTCAGTCTCAGCACCCGCCAATCGCTTGCACTGGCGGATCTTTGAATCGAATCGGGTATTCTTGATGAAGTCCTGATAAGCCTTGAAAGCATTATCAGTACCCTCTGAGAGCTGAGACCATTTCACGGGTCTGCCATAGAGGAATACAAGGGCAATCTCATTGATGAACACGGGATAGGGGATGGGGAGCTTCCATACCGCCTCCTTTCTCAGGAACTTACCCTTCTTATCGGTGATGATCTTATCTTCCCGCCTCATTATGTCATGCTCTTTCGTGACATACTCTTTCAGCGCATCCATGACATCATTCACCCGAGTGGTCATCTTCTCCCTGACCGCAGAGATATCCTTTGCAGCCAGCAGTTGCTCAAACTCCTGATTCTTGCCAACGAGGGCATTCACGTAATTACGGAACAAATCGACTAAATACATGCAGCATATAAATATTATGGTTTATAATCCAAAAGAACTCTTATCGAGGTTGTCGTAATCGATATCATCATCATCCTCATAGAGATCGTTGATGGCATATCCGAGGATATCCACGAACTCATCATGTGGCATTGATGGGAATCCGCATACCTCATCGAGGAAATCATCATTCCAAGATCCCTCCACTATATAGACCCTTCCACATTCGATCCTCGGAGAAACGACCCTCAGGCGCACCTCCTTATCATCGGTGGGGGTTGGGGTTTCCTTCACATTGAGGGTGGTGGTCTCCTTCAGCATCTGCACTACGGATATTCCATTGGCTTTCGGCTCCACATTGAGCTTCGATTCCCTATCACCCTCATGGGCTGCTATATATTCAGGCAGGAACCTGAGCAGATCGGGCATCTCCTTCCACATCTGCATGGCATCGTAGAGATAGATATTCGTTCCGATCCTGCAAGCAGCCAATATTCCTGACGGGTCATTGTCCTGACCCTTATTCTTCTTCTTGTTATAGGCGGTATCGAGATAGAAGTGCATCGGCTCATTGAACCTGAGAGACTTGAATTCAGCCATCGATATCTTCCTGAACCAATCCCTCTTAACGATATTACCTCCCTCGATGGTCGGATGCTGCTGGTAGAGGGCATTGAACTCCCTCGGAGCCCTCGCCTTCTGCTTTTCGAGCTTTTTGATGGAGTGCTTTTCCTCCCATAGGGCTTCACCGATCTTTCGATGGCTCATTCCTCCATCATTCTCCCTCTCGCAGATCGCAGGGATCGCAAGAACCTCCCAATCATCAGGCTCCGCCTTCAGGAGCCTTCCCGCAAGATCATCCTCATGCCATCGTGTCATGATGAATAATTGGCGGGAATCGTTGTGCAGTCGGGTGGTGAGGACTGTATTATACCAATCCCACACCTTCTGCCGATAGGTCAGGGAGTAAGCCTCCTGCGCATCCTTCACGGGGTCATCGATGATGGCGATATCTACGGGAGTACCCGTCAGCGATCCACCAACACCAACCGCCTTATAGAATCCCCTATGTCCCACCGTCTCGAAGACATCTACATTCCTGAGATATCCCTTGTAATCGTTCTTGACGAGAGGCGAACCGCTCAGATAGGTTTCAGGAAAGATCTCCCTATATTCACGACTATCAATCGTCCTTTGAATGGATCGAGAGAATTGTTGTGCCAGGTCTGAGCTATATGAGCATCCTGCGATCTTCAGGTCAGGGTCTCTACCCAATGCCCATGCGGGGAAGTTACGAGATATAATCTCTGATTTGCCGTGCTGAGGGGGCATAAAGACCATGAGATTCTTGATCTTTCCCTCCAAAAGCATCTGACAACGCTCCGCAATGATCCGATGGAACCATTCGAGCTGATATTTCGGGTTTGAGTAGCCGAGGAAATGCGGGAATGAAGCTGGAGCCTGAATCTTTAGTTTCTCCTGCTCCAACTGCAATATTCTCTGCCTGATTTCCAATTCCGACAAACTCATTCCTCATTATTTTCAAGTTTTTTGAGACGTTCTATCTCAGCATTGATCTCATCAATCGACATCTTCTTATCATCCTTGTTTTTGAGGATGAATTCACCATTCTGCTTATTCTGATAGTGCTCAGGATCGAGATTGGTGAGCAGGAAGATGGCGGCTCCCACATTCGGCTGATAATAGACGGTCTTTTTCTTGAACTTCGTCTGAATAGCCTTATTGGGATCTTTCGGATTGGGCTTGAACTCCTTCTCCGTTTCCTCCCTCTCATAACCCTTTGCA